GCTCCAATTAAACCTTACTTTGATAGATCAATTGATCCAGGCGAACCAAAAGAACTTGAAAAGCAAGCAGCAAATATTGCTAAAGGTTCTGAGTCACTAGCAGACATTGCAGACAACAATGAAAACATTGAAGTATTCGACAAGCCTGCAGACATTGCCGAACTTAAAAACTATATGCAGTTTATGAAGAACAGCGACATGGATGTAACTAAAAAGAATCGTAGTATCCTAGTTGCTATTATGAAATACCTAGCAAACAATATGACTAATGATGCTGCAGCAAATTCAGCAAGTGAAATAGAACTTACTGATCCAGCGCAACAAGCAATAGCGTTAAAACTTGCAAAGAAGTATTTACAGGGCAAAATAGAAGTCAAACAACTTAAGGCTAAGAAAGATTTGTACGGCAAAGACAAAACTGAGGATATTTCCTTTGAGTCTTTTGAACAAAACATGAATATGATCAGTGAAGGCACATGGAGTTTGCCAGAAAATGAAGCAGAAGCAATGAAACTTGCAGCAATGATGGGCCAGCCTATTGCACTTGGTGATGGCGGTGATGATGCTGCAAATGCACTGGGCGGACTATTAGGTGATGATGAATTGTTTGATGACCTAGGTGTAGCAGGTGACAAAGATCCAGAAGGTGATGCCCGTCCAATTATCATAGGCTGGTTAATGGATCATGTAGATGACTATGATCAGAAGTTCCAAGAGACAATGAAGATGGCACTGGACAAGATTCGTGCAGATGGTAATGATACAATGGTTATCCCAAGAACATTTGGTGCTCGTCAGGATCGTGGCATGTCAAAGCAGCAAGCAAACATGAGTGCTACACAGGGCGAGCGCATGGGCAGCAATGCAGACGATGTAAAAGCCAATGAAGCAGAGATTGACGAAGATCCAAACGAAGGCAACGAATTCTCAGGCGCACTAGCTCAGGCTAAAAAAGACGGCAAAGATGAATTTGAAGTTGATGGCAAAAAGTATAAAGTAAAAGAAGAAGCAATGGCAGCAGGCATATGCACACTAAAATGTAAAGATTGTGATGATATGCTAGGACGACCTACAACAAATTGTCCACATGATAGTATGGATCCAAAAGGTGATAACTGGGAAATGGTAGACATTGACGGAGATGGCGATGCTGACATTGCAGTAGCAAGTGAAGGTCGCATGAGTGATCTAGCACAAGAGATTGATGAAGTAATTGCAGACATGGAAGCAGATATGGAACTATACCCATTTACAAATGAATTCCGTAATGAAGTAATGAAGTCATACAATATTAAGGCAGCACTTGAAAAGGTACTACCAGACTATGTTTCAGGATCTAAGATTGAAAAACTAGTAGGCGAAGCAATGGATGAAGATGTAGTAGAAGGCTTCAGAAAAGGCGACAATGTAGTGGTAAATGACGAACAAGGCTACAACGACTTTTCGGCTCCAGGAAAAATTTTAGGTTTGAGTAGTAAAGGTAATAGAGCAAGAATAAGGTTTGCAAACAACAAGACTGAAATTATACCAATTAGTATGTTGACACCTGAAAGTGTTGAAGAAGTAGAAGTAGATGAAGCAGCAGACATGATTGCAAAGATGAAGGCAATGGCAGGCGTAGGGTCAAAAGCGAAGAGCAACCACGGCATACACGAAGGCGAAGAAGGATACCAATTGACACCAAGAAGTATTGTAGCAAGAGAAATGCGTAAACTACAGGACATCGAACGAGGCTCAAAGTAAACCAATTTATAGGGAGGAAAGCAGTGCTAGGGCACTGCTTTTTTTTTATCAAAAAAATTACAAAAAAGTTATTGACTTGATAAATAAAAACGCATATACTGTATCTATAGTATGTGAATAGGCACATAAATTAACAAAGTAAACAGGCACATAGGAGAAAATATTATGGCAACATCTTTGGCAGAAATTAGAGCAAAACTTAAATCTCAAGAATCACGCAGTGAGCGTACAGGCGGCGGCGACAACGCAATCTTCCCACATTGGAATATCCCAGAAGGCACAACGACAGCAGTTCGTTTTTTGCCAGACGGCGATCCTAACAACACATTTTTCTGGGCTGAAAGGCTTATGATTCGTTTACCCTTTAATGGTGTAAAGAATGATATGAACAGCAAACCAGTAGTGGTACAAGTACCGTGTGTTGAAATGTGGAACGAGACATGTCCTGTACTAAGTGAAGTACGTGGTTGGTTCAAAGACTCGTCACTAGAAGAAATGGGACGTAAGTATTGGAAGAAGCGTAGTTACATCTTCCAGGGCTTTGTAAACGAAAACCCACTTCAAGAAGATACACCTGAGAATCCAATTCGCAGGTTTGTTATCTCACCAAGCATCTTTAACTTGATTAAAGACGCACTAATGGATCCGGATATTCAAGAAATGCCAACAGATTATACTGCTGGTCTAGATTTCCGTATCACAAAAACCACTAAGGGACAGTATGCAGATTACAGCACCAGTAAATGGGCTCGTAAAGAAACTGCAATATCCGAACAGCAAATGGCGGCTATTGAAACACATGGTCTTCATACACTTAGTGACTTCCTTCCTAAGAAACCTACTGAAGTAGAATTACAGTGCATCAAAGAGATGTTCGAAGCAAGTGTAGATGGACAGCCCTATGACGTTGAACGTTTTGGGCAATACTATCGTCCATATGGTATTGACGCTCCTGCGAGTTCCTCAAACTCTAGTACGTCTACAGCACCAGCGGCAACTACCCCAGCACCTGCTCCGGCAGCAACTCCAACACCTGTAGCAGAGGCTCCTGTTCCTGCACCACAAACTGAAACTGTGGCAGCACCAGCAGCAGCACCTGAAGGTGAAAGCAAGCGGGCAGAAGACATCCTAGCGATGATCCGTAACCGCCAATCATAAGGTACAGAGGGCGGTAGAATTGCCGCCCTCAATCCTACAATGAAATTAGTATTCGAACAAACAGGCGATGAATTACCTTTCAATGGTTTAAACAATGAAGTTCTAGAACTTTTCATTGATAAAATTTTTGTGGCTAACAGCCAGTATCGTCGTGTTAGTGAATATACTATAAAACTAAAAAATACTATTAACAGTGTTAATCACTATTTAAATAGCATTGGTGTTGATATTGTTTTTCCCCAAGTGAATACACTACATCAAACAGATTTAAATTATTTGCATGCATTTTGGGCAAAAAACACAGAAAAAAAGTTGAAAATAAAAGATCATCCTGCACTCATAGAACACTATTCTGATAGTAAAACACATTGCACACTATATGAAATTGCATCTAAATTACAACTAGGCACATTATTTCAAAGTTTAGAAGATATTAATATATTAGTTCACGACATTGAAACTATTTTCACAGGTAATAATTTTTTCCCAACAGAACAAATTACCTATTCATCTGTACCTTGGGCAAGCCAATTTAGCACAAATGATTTTGCAAATATAAGTGTACCAAGACATTTTACAGGAAGAACACTAGAAAACAAATTTAGAAATTTTGATGACAAATTAGAGTTTGATGATGAAAATAATTGGAATGATATGCCTACATGTTTGCACATAAATTTTGGAAGACCTCGTACCATCGAGTTTAGTAAAGAATACAAAGATTGGTGCAAGAAACTAGACCTGGAACCATTGGGCAATCAATTAAATATTGGAAACTTTGTAAATATACACGAAAACTTGACTACATACAGAACAATTATGTATAATAACATACAAGCAGGAAACTCATTCTCAGTAAGGAAGTAAAAATGGCAAAACCATTCGACGTAAGTAAATTTAGAAAAGACATTACAAAAAGCATTGATGGACTAAGTATTGGCTTTCACGATCCAACAGATTGGATCAGCACAGGCAGTTATGCACTTAACTATCTTGTAAGTGGGGACTTTCATCGCGGAGTGCCGATGGGTAAGGTCACAGTTTTTGCTGGCGAATCTGGCGCAGGCAAAAGTTACTTTGCTAGTGGAAACATTGTAAAAAATGCACAAGACCAAGGAATCTTTGTTGTGCTTATTGACAGTGAAAATGCACTAGATGAAAGTTGGTTGCATGCATTGGGTGTCGATACAGATGAAAGCAAACTGCTAAAACTAAGCATGAGCATGATTGATGATGTTGCTAAAACTATTAGTTTGTTTATGGCAGATTACAAAGCAATGGCAGAAGAAGAACGCCCAAAGGTGCTGTTTGTACTTGACAGTTTGGGCATGATGATGACACCTACTGATGTTGATCAGTTTAACAAAGGTGACATGAAAGGTGACATGGGTCGCAAGCCTAAAGCACTAACTGCACTTGTGCGTAACACAGTGAACATGATTGGTAGTTACAATGTAGGTATGGTGTGTACTAACCATACATATGCAAGTCAGGATATGTTTGATCCAGATGACAAGATCAGTGGTGGGCAAGGCTTTATCTATGCAAGTAGTATTGTTATTGCAATGCGAAAACTTAAACTAAAAGTAGACGCAGATGGTAATAAGACTACTACAGTACAAGGTATTCGTGCTGCGTGTAAAGTTATGAAAACACGTTATGCAAAGCCGTTTGAAGCAGTACAAGTACAGATTCCGTATGAAACAGGCATGGATCCATACAGTGGATTGCTTGACTTATTTGAAGCAAAAGGCATGCTTACTAAACAAGGTAATCGACTAAAGTATACGACTACTGCAGGTGAAGAAATGCTTGAGTTCCGCAAAGGCTGGACAGGTGATAAACTGCAAGTAATTATGGATGACATTAGTAATGCAGATGGGCTAAGTATTGATGATATCGTTGAGGGCACAGTAACAGAAGATGTAATTGATCCAGAAACAGGCGAAGTATTAGAGGAAAACAATGAGTGACGTTGAAGTTGTAATTGACGCTTATAAAATTCTTAAAGAGTACATACCAGCAAAAGACAGACAGTTAGCAAGTGATCATTTTGTAGAAGATATGCAAGAGATTCTTGACGAGCAAGACTTGTTTCAACTTGGTGGTGTAGACAAATACCTCAAAGCAAGTGTTAAAGACTTGCTTGGAGAAGAGGACTTCGAACTAGAAGAAGATGAGTATTGAGCCAATACTATAACAGAATTGTAAATGACTTAGGTGCTATTCCAAGTTTCATTAATTACTATGAAAGCGAATTGGAAGAAGCAAAGCGTGAGTGCCATGTTAAAGGTATTGTAGAAAGAAACATTACAGCACTGCCAGGCATTACTGAACATCGTTTTAATCAACTGCAAGAGATTGAAGCGGTGCTTAACTATCTCAACATTCAACTACGCAAGATTAGACGCAAGCATTTCCAAAAGTATTTGGAAGGATATGCCCGTGCGCTAACAAGTCGTGATGCAGAAAAGTATGTTGATGGCGAAGATGAAGTTATCGACTTTGAGACTATCATCAACGAAGTAGCATTACTGCGTAATAGATGGCTAGGCATTATGAAAGGCTTGGACACTAAACAATGGCAAATGGGACATGTTGTTCGTTTGCGTA